TGTTGTTAAAAAAACACCAGGTAAATTAAATAATACAATTGATGCAGAGGGCGAATACATAGATACAACTTCGGCTGGTGGTGACACTGCTAAAGTATCACACGATAAAATGGTTACTTTACAACAAGCTAAAACCTTAGTTACTTGGAAAATAGACACTAATGTTGACGATGCTACTTCTATTAAATATTATGGTACAGGGTATTTTACTGACTTAAAAGCTACTTTTGGTAGTGGTGATGACGTTTCTACTTTCTCTGTAACAATTGACATAGATGGTGCTGTAAGTTTAACTGACCCAATGGATTAATGAATCAGATAACTTTAAATATTGGAGGGGAAGATAGGGTTTTCTATTTTGGTTTAGGATTCTTAGGTAACTTACTTGAAAACGAAGGTATACAATTACAAGAAGTTGAAACTAAACTTGTAGAAAATGGCTATAAATGGATGCCTTTGATTATGTGGCATTCTTTAAGTTATGGTTACATTAGAAAAAACGAAAAGATGCCTTTTAGTGTTTATGATATTTCAGAATGGATTGATGAACTAACAGAGTTTGACGAAAAAGAAGTTGAAGTAAATGGACAAAAAGTAAAGGTTCAATTACAAACAGTTGTATCAAAGTTTTTTGAGGCTTTTTGGAACTCTGTAAATAAAAACGTTCCCGAAGATAAATCTAAAAAAAAAGCGACTCAAAAATAAATTGGAATGAAGATGTGATTTCTTTTGCTATAGGTGAATTGAGAATGTCGAGTTTGGAGGCAGTTTACGATATGACGTGGGCGGAGTTTCAAATTCGACTTTTTGCATATAAACGAAAGGACTTATACGATTGGCAAAAGTTAAGAGAGATTATGTGGACTTGTTATATTGCGCCACATATTGACCCTAAAACAATGACTAAACGCAAAGAAGCATTTTTAAGATTAGAAGGTGAAAAAGTAAATACAGGTGTTTCTGATGATGCTAAAGAAGTGTTTATGAGAGAGTTCAAAAAATACCAAGAAAAAACACAAGGTAACACGTAAAAGATAATGAGTACAGGCGGTAAATTATCGGTAGAAATTGGAGCAGACAAATCCGATTTTGATAAAAAACTCAAAGAAATTGAGTTTGACATAAAAGAACTTTCAAAGGTAAAACTTGACCGTTTAAAACTTGGTTTAGATACTAAGGAAATAAACGCCCAAATTAAAGATGCTAAAGCTAATTTAAACTCTTTAAAAACTACTGTAAAAGACACAGGAACAAGTTTTACAGGATTAGCACCTAAAGTAGCAAACGGAGGCAATGCTTTAATGCAGTTTAGCCGTATAGCGCAAGATGCTCCCTTTGGAATTATTGGTATTGGTAACAACTTAACAGCAACAGCAGAGGCGTTTGGTTATTTAAAATCACAAACAGGTTCAACAGGCGGGGCGTTAAAAGCATTAGGGGCATCATTAGCTGGTACAGGCGGTGTATTGCTTGGTGTTTCTTTACTTACAACAGGATTTACTTATTTAGCACAAAGCGGGTTAAGTGTTGGCGATGTTATAGATAAACTAACAGGTAAATTTGATGCTTATAGAGATACTATCAATAAAATTAGTATTGACGCGGCTAAAAATTCAGGTTCTGAAATAGCCTCAATGAAAGCATTGGTTTCTGTTGCGCAAGACGATACTAAATCAAGACAAGACAGATTAATAGCTGTAAAACAATTACAAGATACTTACCCAGCTTATTTTGGAAATTTAAGTCAAGAAAAAATACTAACAGGAGATTTATCGCTAACCACAAAAGAGTTAACCAAAGCTATTATAGCACGTGCAGAAGCTACAGCCATAGCCGATAAAATCGGTGAATTAGCTTCTAAAAAATTAGACTTGCAAATTCAAAAAGAAAAAGCAATTTTAAAATTAAAAGAAGCACAAGCAAACGTTAAAGGTGCTGTATCTGTAACAGGTGGAACATTAGGGGCTACAGGATTGAGTAACGAGGGGCAATTAGCTGGAGCAACCGAAAGAGTAAAAAATCTAAATATTCAGATTTTAGAAGTTCAAACGCAACAAGATAAATTAGCTGGTAGATTAAATCAAAAAGAAGGTGAATCTATAAAGTTATTAGAGAAAAAAGTATCATTAGAAAAAACTTATAATACTCCACAAGTATCAGGAATAGGAACAAAACTAAATTTAGCTGGATTAGTTGATTTAGGCTCAATAGCTACATTTAACGGTAAGATTGATGAGTTTGGAAACAAGATAAAAGAAATACCTGGAATATTTTCAACTTCTTTACCTGGAGCGGCTAATACTATGAGTGTTGAGTTGGCTAGAATGACTTTATTGTTACAGGAATTTAATAGTCAAGCAAACGATATAATTTTAAATTCTATTACTTCTACTTTCTCAAATTTAGGTAGCGCAATAGGTGTAGCATTAGCAACAGGAGGCGATGTATTAAACGCTTTAGGACAAACAGTAATACAAGCTTTAGCGAGTTTCTTATCAAGCATGGGAGACTTATTAATTCAATATGGAACTTTAGCAATTATTAAAGGTAAACTTGACTTAGCTATTGCCACAGGCGGTCCTGTTTCTATAGCGGCTGGTATAGCGGCTATAGCTGTTGGAGTTGCATTAAAAGCGGCTAGTTCTGCAATTGGTTCATTTGCTACAAGCGGAGGTAGAACGTCAGGAGCATCAAGCGGAGCGGGCGCAAATAACAATAGCTTTACAAGTAGTGGATTTAGCCAAAATAACGGAGGTGGCACGGTTGTATTTGAAATAGCTGGCCAAAAACTTATCGGAGTATTAAGCAATACAATTAACGCAAATAAACGTTTAGGAGGGGCGATAGGTTTATAATGGCAAAGAAAATTATAATATCATTTACAGACCAACCTATTACGGCTGTTGTTGGATTTAGTTATACTATTCAAGTAAATACTTTAGACATTTATTATTCTAATGGCTACAATGAATTAAAGGTTAATTTCTTAGACAATGGAGAAACACCAGCTAATTACTATGAAGCTCCAATAGGATTAACTTTAGATGAAACACTACAAATAACATTATCTTTTTTAAGAGAAAATTACATTAATGAGTTAATCACTTATAATTTAAACGGTAATGATATTGAGGTTACAATACAAGCTGATGCAACGATTTCTATAGGCGGAACTGTAAATGATAATATAGAAATATCTGTTATAGATATTGAGCCTGATGTAAGCAACTTAATTTACTATTTGATTTTCGATGTTTACACTCTTAATATTTACAAAAAAAACTATCTAGGTAGTTCAAGTGAAATATTTGGTAGCTTTAAATTAAAGAAGTCTGCAGTTGAAACTATTTTATCCCCAATACGAGGCACAGGTTTAAATTTATCATTAGAAGCAAATCAAAGCCTTACTTTTGATGAGTTTATACTTAGCGATGAATTTACATATAAAACAGAATTATTAAAAAATGGAGTTAGTGTATTTCAGGGTTACATAAAACCCGATGGAGTGCAACAAAGTTATATTAACGATACTTGGTTTGTAAATATCGAAAGTGTTGATGGATTAGGATTATTAAAGGATTTATCTTTTGTACAGGCAAACGGATTACGTTATACAGGCAAAATATCTATTTACGATATTATTAAAGGATGTTTGGATAGAACACGTTTAAATTTAACCATTAATACAAGTATAGCGATTGAATATTTAGGCTATACAGGAAGTAATATTTTAAAAGATGTTTATCTAAGTACAGACAGATTTATTAAAGACAAAGACGACAGCGTTTTAATGGACTGCAACGAGGTTTTAACATCTACATTAAATTTATTTTCGGGCATTATAACACAACAAGATGGTCAATGGTGGATTTGTAGGCCTAATGATTTGGTTTTAAATGGCTATACGGAATTTATTAATCAAACAACTAATAACGTATTTAATAAAAATCTAAACGCTATTTTAGGAAGCCAAATTGATAATTACTACCCGCATCATTGTGATAGCAATCAACAAATTGAGGTAAAGGGGGCTATTAGTGCTTATAGATTGAATTACGAATATGGTTTTTTAGATGGCTTTATTTTAAATTCAAATCTTAATCACGATGAAAGTATGGTTTTTGAGGATTGGACAACGAATCCAAGTTTGCCAAGCTATGTAACCATTATTAATGACCCTTTAAAAGTTTCGGGGTTAAGTGTTAAAACTGAATTGCCATCAATATGGTTTCCTCCAGCTCCATTGCCTGATATAGGATTAGTTGAAATACTTACATCAAGTCCTATAGTAGCTTTAGAAAATCAAGTACTTACATTTAGAGCGAAACTATCATCACAAAACGTAAAATGCTATTTTAAGTTTCAAATATTTACAGATACAGGGCTTTATTTAGATAATAATAACGATTGGGTTTCTGATTCAACTAAATATTTTAGAGTAAAATGTGGAGATTACGACCCTCAAGAAATATTTGTAAACTATGAGTTATTGATGCCTCCTATTCCTGTTGATTGTGAAATTACAGTTGTTATTTGTGCGGCTCAAATATATCCACAGTCAACAATGCCATATAAAATCGGAATATGTAATGTAAACTACATTCAAATATTAGATAATGAAATACAAAAGGACGGAATAGTAGGAGAATTTCATACAGTATCAAGAAAATTACCTCCAAGCTCAATAACTAAAGAAAATCAAAAAGTATTTAATGGTGATGGATTAGCCATTTTAATAGGTTCAATTTATAAAGAAGATTTAGAAACGCCAACAGACTTTTGGACTCGTAAAAATAAATATGAAAGTTTGCCGTTGCTGGGAATTTCTGCAATGGATGATTTGCGTATTCAATCAGCGCCTATAAAATTATTTTCGGGCTCTATATTTGGGGAAATCCCTTATTTATCTGTTGTAGGTATAAATAACGTCACAGGATTATTTATGTTTATTGAGTATGAATACGATTATAAAGCTAATAAAATAGAGGCTAGATTATTACAGTTTTACAATAGTGATTTGGGAGATATTGAATATAGCATTTCGCCTGATTACGGTAAGTCAACAATTAAACCTACAATAAAAGGATAGTTTAGAATAATTCTAAATAATTTTTATATCTTTGAATTATGGAATATTACAACGGTAGCGATAGAATTTTATATATTAAACAGAATGGCAATTGGTTGCCTATAGGCTGTTTAACATCTAATTCATTAACTGAAAATTCTGAAATGTCACCAACAACAACAAGAGATAATGACGGATGGAGTACTTCACGCCCTGTTATGCAGTCATATTCGATACCGTTTGAAGGATTACAAATAAATACAGTTACTTCTGGAGGTACTTTTGGAGTAGCAAGTTATGATAAACTAAAGGTTTTAAAAAGAAATAAAGTCTTATTAGATTGGAAAATACAAGGGAGTATATTTCCTACTGTTGATTATGGTAAGGCATACATAACTGAAATTTCAGAGGCTTCTGCAGTTGATGAGTTACTTACTTTTTCAGGTAATTTAGTAGGTTATGGAAAACCGTTAACTACTACTTTAGGTGAATTTGTTCTTAACAATGGAGACCCTGATGTAATATTAACTACAGATTTAACAGCTACATTAATAATTAAAACTAAAAACTAATGGCTATTAATCCAGCAGACATAACCACAATACGAGTTGGCGAATTACCGACAGGTGCAATTAGTACTACTTCTAAAATTGCTATTGAAAACGGTACAGATTTATATCAAATAACGGGTCAAGATTTAATAGATTGGGCGAATATAAATGTAGGGACTAGACAATTTCAAGTTATTGAGTTGTGGGTTAATCAAACATACATCGATGATAATTTTGATGTTACAGGATTAGGAATTAATATTTGTGAAGGTTTAGCGATTTGTAACGGACAAAATGGAACTCCACCAATGGACGGATTAGTAAGTATTGGTTATGGCACAAATTACAGCGTTATAGGTGCTTTTGGAGGTTCAAAAAACGCTTCTTTACCTAAACATAGACATTTTGAGTTTACTACAGATTTAGAAGATGGTGCTGATGTGGATATTTTAACAACAAGTAAAGTAGCAAGAAGAATGACAGGAAGCGGAGGTCAAGATTATAGACTACAACCATCAACTACAGGGGCGGACGCTACAGTAGGTTTATCTTCAGAGGTTGGAGTAGATGGTACTGATAAAAATATGCAACCTTATATCGTTTTATTAAAATGTATGAAATTATAAGATTATGGCAATAGACCCAAATAATATTACAACGGTAAGAGTTGACCAACTAACTACAGGGGTTTTAGACTTAGCTAAGTTAATAGCTTTTGCAGAAACTAATGGCGAGTTAAAACAAGCTACGATACAAGAATTAGTAGATTTAGTTGCTACCGCCGTTGGTTCTAGTAGTGGCGTTGGCTATTATCCTTTATCTGTTACTGACGGACAACAATTACCTGATGTTCCTACAAACCCAAGTTTCTTTTTATGTGGAATAGGTACATTTTTAAACATTAATGGTTTCCCTGATGTAATTTGCACAGAACCATTAAACGCTATTATGAGTTTAAGCGACCATTGGGAATTAGCTGTTGAAATACCAATAACAGCAGAGTTAGGAGTTCAGACAGTTACAGGAAGCGCAGTTGATAATACAGACCCCGCAAATCCTGTAGTTAACATTCAAGAACCTAAAGTAATTGATATAACCTATGCAGACCTACTAGCTTTAACCTCTGCTCAAAACATAGACCCACAAGCAACGTACATTATTACTGACAGTTCGCAAAATAGCCCTAGTTATGGCGATAGATTAAGAGTGTTTGGATGTGGGGAAGACGCTTCAAATAATTGGTTAAGTACTGTAGCATTTTTTGAAGGCTTTAACGATGGTGCTGGTGCTAGTGGTGGTCAATGGGGTTATTATGATATTATTACCGATGTTTTTACGCCTATTGGTGGTGGCTCTCCAACTGGTTCTGCTGGTGGTGATTTAGGTTCTACTTATCCAAATCCTACAGTAGTGGGAATTAAAGGTGAACCAATTGATTCAACTCCTGCGGGAAACAATGAAACTTTAGTATATAATAGTGGGGATGCGGAGTGGCAACACGTGCCATTAGAAACTGATTCGATAGTTAATAATAGCACTGTTAGTGGCACAACCACAACCGATGCTTTAAATACTTTAGATACGGATTTAGATACTGTAAACACGGCTTTAAATAATAGAACTAAAATATTAATAAAATCAACAACCCCAACAAGCGGAGTAAATAGTACTCTTGTAGAAACTATTATCTTTAATTCAGGCAACTTAATACCTGCAAATACTTTTTCCGCAAATGACATTTTAAATGTTGTTTCTTTAAGATTTAAAAGTGGTGGCTTGGGAGGTAATATACTTTATAAATATTATGTAAACACTACAAATAATCTTAGCGGCTCTCCTATTTTATTAGGAGGGTACAATCAAACCTCCGCTGGTTCTACATTTTCAAAAATAGCCAATAAAACTTGCTCAATAAATGGAGGTAATATTGAAAGTTTTGTTACAATTGGCTCGGGTTCAAATATTGATAGTGGTCAGTATTCAACTGGCTTATCATCAAGTTCTTTTAATGTAGGTGTAGACCAATATTTTATAGTGACTGCTACATTGGGAGCGTCTAATACAAATAACGCTCGTTTAGTAGAAATTTTAATAACAAATTAAAATGAAAACAATAATAAACAAAAATACTGGTCAAGTTTTATATTGTTCTTTGAGCGATGTAGATTTAGCCGAAAACGAAATCGCAATTGATAATTTGCTAACTGAAACTATGGTTGCGCCCTATTGGAATTTTAAAGATAAAGTCTTTTACGATAACGCAAATCAAACTCAAATCGATGATTCTATAAAGGCTTTAGTTCCTAACGAGGTTGAAAGATGGAAAATAGTAGCTATATTGCAATTAACAAATAACTATCAAAATATAGTTGATGCAATTAATCAACTAGAAGAGCCGACAAAAACTATAGCTTTAACGCATTTAGAAAACGGCGAAAGTGTAGTTAGAACAAGTCAAACCGTCTTATTTATTCAATCTGTTTTACAAATGACAGATGAACAAGTAGATGAAATTTTTATTAACGCAAATAATATAAACTTATGAAACAATCAAAAATTAATCAGTTAAGAAACTTAGCGCACCCAATAGGAATGATAATTGTGTTTTACACTATTGGTCAAGAGATTGGACTTAGTTTCGATATGTATGTGCCTGATAGCCTTTCAAGAACCATCACAAATATGGTTTTAGTTTCTATAGTTGGCGGTGGTGTAGGTGCTGGAGTATTAGGGGCATTGTATGAACTTTATAAACTTTGCGCATTTGGTCACGAAGCCTCTTGGAGTGATGTTATAAGAAGTTCAATCGGTGGCGTTTTAGGATTTGGATTAGCTTGTTTATTTCCTAATTTATCAAAAGGAATAAGTGACTATCTAATGTATGGATTTGTTGGATTAGGACTTATTGCGGACACGGTATTTGCAATTTACAAAAATAGACAAGCAAAGAAGTGAAAATATTTACAGATACTTTAACGGTAAACGGCAAATGGTCGCAAAAAAGATTGATGACTTTCAGTTCTTTTTTTGTGGCTACTTTGTATGGATTTATGCCGTTGATGGTGTCTAAATTTGAGGTTAAAGAGTTTGTATTTTTAGGCTTCTTAACTGCTGGTGGATTTTCATTATTTAGAACACAAAAAACAAACGAGAATATTAATAATAACATAGAATAAAATGGAAGAAGTAACATTAGAACAAAAGAAAGTACTTGAAACAATCAATAAATTGGTTGCGGATTTCGGACTTGATGTAACGGTAAATGAAAACAATATCATTATCCCAAAACCACCAAAGCCGTAAATGAAAAAGATTAACAAAATAATAGGGTATTTGCCGATAGTGTTATACTTTGAATGTATTGCCCTATTGCTTTGTTATTGTTTCGCATTAAACAAGGTTTTACAGTACTTAAACTTCTTGGAAGTGTTGGACTATGTTTTGTGTACATTTTGTCTATTACACGCCTTATTTAACTTTAATAAATACACTATCTTCGCTAAGAGTAGTTTTGTAACGATGATTGCGCTTACATTGTATCACGTTATTTACTATAAATTTAACTTAGACAACTTGAATTACTATCTTTATTACGTTACTATTTTACTGTCAAACTTAGCATACATTATAATTTACAAACTGCATAAATAAAAGCCAAATAAAGAATGTCAGCACAAACGCAAGAGCAAAAAGATATTATCAATATCAATGAGAATATAGCAAGTATTCGAAAGCATTTAGATACGATTAAAAAGAGGCAAGACGACGACGATTTTATGAGAACAGAACAAAATAGAAAGTTAGATTTGATTGTAAATAGTTTGACCGATAATGATTTTAACGGTAAGAACGGAATTATAACCAAATTAAACAGTATTGAAAAAACTGTTATGCTTCACGATTTATATTGGAAGGTTTTAGTTACTGTTCTTGTGGCTAGTGGCGTTTTATTTGGATTAATTAAATTAATATTAAAGTTATGAAACTATCTCCTAATGGATTTATGATAATAGCGGAGTTTGAGGGATTGCGATTAAATCCTTATTACGCTACCGCTGAAGAACAAAAAAAAGGCATTGTTACTATTGGTTACGGAAATACGTTTTATGAGGATGGAGCAAAAGTTAAAATAACAGATGCCCCAATAACCAAAACACAAGCATTAAGACTATTGCAAATAACTACAGATAAGTTTTCCATAAAAGTAGCCGAATTGCTTAAAAAAGAAGTCAATCAAAATCAGTTTGATGCGATGGTATCACTTGCTTATAATATTGGATTAGGAGCATTTAAAACATCATCAGTACTTAGATTAGCAAACCAAGACCCAAACGACATAAATATTAAAAAATGGTTTATAGCTTGGAATAAACAAGCTGGTAAGGTTTTGCAAGGCTTAGTTAATCGTAGAGAAAAAGAAGTTGAACTATATTTTAAAAAGTAATATTATGAAAACACTTAGAAAACTATTCGGACTGTACACCGAAGCTGAATTAGTAAAATTTGGCAATGTAATGCACAACAAGGAAGAAACAATTGCAAATGGTGTTAGCGATGCTGATTTGCAGAATTTTAAAGAAACGTTGTAAATAAAAAACCCTCAATTAAGAGGGTTTAGTTTTTGTGTTTTATAATTTATTTTTCATATTCTACGGTCAGCCCCAAATACATTGCTATTGTATGTTCAATTATAGCGCCCTTACTGTCTGTCCAGTTTAAAAGCATGTAAATTACTTCGCAACCACAAAGAGCCTTTATATCTTCTCGCATATAACTACGCCAACTTTTATCGTGTTCGTGGTTTAGTTTCATTGGGTTTATAGGGTCAAAACCCCTGTTTTTTAAATCGCTCTCTGCTTTTTCAAAAAGAATTACAGCTAAGTTTTCAATTCCAGAAATTTTTCCACTAATGTAAACTTTGTTTTTCATAAATTTTATTTTTTAGGGTTACCCAAACCTACAACAAAATACCCTATCCACAAAGCGAAAAGCTAATTTAGAATCAATCTAATTAAAAAGGACATCTAAACTCTTTAGGTTTTTCTACTAAATCTTTATACTCACGTTCTATTTTTTCTTTTATAGCCTCACGAATAAACTTTGAAACTTTTATATTTCGTGTACTTAATTTTTCTAAAGTCTGTTTTTGAGTTTTAGATATTTTTAAGGATATATTTTCGGTATATATTTGCATAATGTATTACTTTTTATTCGAAAATCGATTAGTTAGGCGAGATTTTAAAAGACGTTTACGTTTTCAAAACTTCTAATCGAAATGGTTTAAAGGTATTTTTACTTTGTGGTTTTGGTTTACAAATATCTCCACTTTCTGCATATTTAATAGCAGTTACTATTGATACTTTTTTCAATAAATCTTTATCATTGAAATTATTGTAAACAGTAATTTTACCTGTTTCAATTTCAATTTCTTTTATCTCAAAACCTTGAACCCTTTTTTTATTTAATTTTTCAAAATGCCATTTATTTGAATCGCATTTTTTACAACTATTTCTGTCTTTTCTAAAAAACTTTATTGGTTTTATTTTTTCGCAACAAATGCACTTTATTTCAGAAATAACACCATCTTTCAGAGTTGCATTAATTCTTTTATGCTTGCTTAACATTGGATTTCCTAACTTTAAATGTTCAACTTTTCCTTTGTCAAATGTTAGTTTTGATATTTCATTTTGAGTTCCAATTTTCAAGTTTTCAAGTTTATTATTTTTCCAATCATTATCTTTGTGCATAACGAAATATTCAGGCAAATTTTTAATATTATAATTAAAAGAAAAAAACACAAGTCTTGCCATAATTTGAGGTTTTACTTTTCCTTCTTTGCACAAAAAGCATCTTATGGATGAATGTTTTTCAGAAACACTTTGTTTTCTTATCTTTTCTTTCATCATATAACCTATACCTGGTCTTGTTTCTCTCCATCTTTCAACGCCTTTTATTCTTCCTAAATTAGAAACTTGGTAAATACCATCAAAGCCAATACAATCAATCCATTCTTCATTTTCTAAATCAATAAGACTTTCGTTTTCGTAAATAAAAACCTCGCCTAACAGTGGTTTTGACTTATTGCCACATTCGGCTAAATTTTCAGTTTGTTTTGTACTTGTATTCATTGTGTTTAATTTAAAATTGGTCTTGTATTTTCGGCAACAAGACAAAGCCACAAACCGTTATAAGCAATTAACCGATGGGAAACCATTTTTGGAGTTCGTTACTTTCCCAAACCCTTGACCGCTTGTGTTTTCAATAATTTAATTGAATCGGCTAAAAGCATATAACAGCAGTTTTGCAAGATAACTGCTAAGTGATTAATTGTTTAGTCGTCGTGTACTTGCAATCACAACGTTTAATTTAATGGTAATTTTGTATTTTCACGTTACCTCGCAAAGCCCGGGACGTTATGCGTCACCTTGCAGACGCTCCAAAACATAATCCTTTACTATTTTTTTAATCGGTTCGACAAATTCGACACGAACACGAAAGGAAATAGTTTTCGTTTCATAGTCGGCTTTTTTGCGACCAGCACCTTTTCGTTTA